CCTACTCCTCCGAACTGGCGCAAGTTCATGGACGAGTTGCACGATCTGGCTGGTCAAGGAGATCAGTCTGGGGTTGACTTCGCAGACTGGTTGAATCTCCGCTCCACCACGACCCTGAAGGGGGAGCGGATGTACCCGGAGATACAGGACGGCATCGTGGGTTGGACGGTAAAGGAAGGCGCCCCCGCGGGTAAGGCCACTATGGAGTTGTTGCCGGGGTGGCAGGACAAGTTGCAGAAACTCGTACCCGTCTGGATGGCTAACCCGGCGAAACCGCTCCTATGAGTCGTCTGGGTGAACTCCGCCAAGAAGCAGAGTGGCGCAAATGCCAACGCAGCGAACGGTACTTCTTGGAAAAGTATTGGCACATCGCTCACCCCGGGCAGGGCCGCATCCTGTTCAACCTGCGTGGAGCGCAACGGTACGCGTTGGACCACTGGGATAACAACCGTTATTCGTTGACGTTGAAGGCACGCCAGATCGGATGGACGACGCTGGTTGCCGCCCACCAGTTCTGGTTGGCGTTCTTCCACGACGACCAGAACATCATCGACCTCAGCAGGACCGAACGCGAGTCCGTTCTCCTCCTCCGTAAATCGAAGTACGGGTTCGCCCACCTACCGGACTGGATGGTGGCTCGTGGCCCGAAGTCGCTGGTGGATCACCAGCAGCGCATGTACTTCGGCAACGGCTCACAGATCACGTCGATGCCTTCGGCATCGGATCCTGCCCGTGGCGAATCCGCCACCCTGATTATCGTTGACGAGTGGGCGTTCCTACCCAACCCGGAAGAGGCGTGGTCTTCGATAGAGCCGGTGGCCGACGTGGGAGGCCGCATCATCGGCCTCAGCACGGCGAACGGGTCAGGCAACTTCTTCCACCACTTGTGGGTGGGGGCTTCCACATCCAACAACAAGTTCGCCCCGATGTTCTTCCCATGGTCGGCGACAGAGGACCGGGACGAGTCGTGGTACCAGTCGAAGAAGGAGTCGATGCTGTCATGGCAGTTGGCTCAGGAGTATCCGACTACGCCTGAGGAGGCGTTCATCAAGTCGGGTAACCCGGTGTTCGACTTGGATGTGTTGGAGGAGATGGAGGGACGCTGCTATGCGGGCATCAGCGGCTACTTGCATGAGACGCATCCCCGGGTAGTGGAGTTCCGCACGTGAGTTTGGAAGTGTGGCGTGAGCCGGACGCGATGCACGCCTACGTGATGGGTGTGGATACGGCGGAGGGGTTGGGTCACGGCGACTATTCGTGCGTGCAGGTGTTGGATGTGGGAACAGGGGAGCAGGTCGCTATCTGGCATGGGCGTATCCCGCCGGATGCGTTGGCGGTGGAGGTGACCCGGCTGGGTTTGTGGTATCGGGATGCGTTGTGCTGTGTGGAGTCGAACAACCACGGGTTGACGACGATCACAATACTGCGCCAGTTGGGGTACCCGCGTCTGTTCAGGCAGCGGTCGCTGAATCGTACGACGAACAAGGTGTCTCAGGAGTTCGGGTGGCGCACCACCCGAACGTCGAAGCCGTTGATGATTGACGATCTGGGAATGGCGTTGCGAAACGACGAGTTGTCGATCTTCGACGTGAACACGATCCGCGAGTTGCGGACATTTACCCGAAATGATCGGGGAACAATGTCCGGGTCGCCGTTCGATGACCGGGTGATGGCGTTGGCTTTGGCGAACCAGATGCGGAAGTATGCTCACGCCCCCGAATACGTGGAACAGGTGGACGACTATTGGACGGTTGACTGGTGGAGGCGGTTGGCGATGGGGCAAACAGACTCCAAAGATCCCATGAGAATCGGTGCCCACAGTGTTCGTGGGACACCCCGGGGGTTGTAGGTAGGAGCAATAGGTTTCTATTGCCCGAACAGAGAGAGGTTGCATGTCAGCAGCAGGCAAGTTCGTTTCGCACACCAACGGTACTCGTACCATTGATGGCGCTACGGGCAAAAACAACAAGATGGAGCGCGGATCTTCGGTGTCGGCCAACCCGATTTGGGAACCGGCTACTCCGAACTCCCCCAAGCAGCGGTTCAGCGACCCGAAGTACGCCAATCAGACTGGCGGCTACGGGCAGGTTTCGGCGCGTTCAACTCCAAAGAACCAGCACGGAACCACCGGACAGGTTGAGCCTGCGAAGCCGCAGCCTGACCTGAAGGGTCACAACGCCGCTCCGCACACCAAGCGGACCACTTCTGGCTGACCATGGCCGTTCTGGCCCGGGAAGCAACATACGAGGAGTTCTGCGACTACACGCAACTGCACCGTGGCGCTCTGCTTGAAGCAGAGTTGGACGAGTTGTGGGAGTGGCGGCAGAAACTACTCTCGTTGACGGTTTCGACGGGGCGCGGCTACCGCGCGCAGTTTCCTCCGGATGAGCAGCATCTGACACGGAGGGAACGCGGCCGCAAGGTGGAGGCGGAAGCGCGTTCACAGGGCCGTAACATCGAACGTCTACCTGACAAGGCGCACTTCTGATGGCCCGCAAGACGCGTACCGAACTTCACGACCTGTACCACAGGCGTATCGAACTGTCGCGCCGTTGGCACGAGCAGGAGGGGTTCAACGATACGTGGCGGCGCATGATCGACCTGTACCGGGGGCGGCATTGGCCGCGCACCACAAGTACGGACCAAGACCTGATTTCGGTCAACATGGCGTTCTCCACTATCAACGTGATTGCCCCGTCGGTGTCGGTGAACCATCCGAAGATCGTGGTGCACGCCAACAAGGAGGAGGACCGGGATCGGGCGTCGTTCGTGGAAGCGGTCATCAACCACCAGTGGCAGCACCACGACTTCCGCAGGCCGTTCCGGCAGGCAGTCAAGGATTTCCTGATTGTCGGCCATGGCTGGGTGAAGGTCGGATGGCGGTTCTTGGAGCAGGAACGCACGCTTGCTGACGCTGAACGTCAGGAGTTGATGGACCGGGCGATCATAGAGGTGGATCAGGCTGCGTCGGACATGCCGGAGTTTGCTGGCGAGTTGCCGTCGGAGGAGGAGTTGTCGGCGAACATCCCCCACACCGAGTTGGCTATCGTGGAGGATCAGCCGTTCGTGGAACGGGTGTCCCCGTTCGACATTCTGATCGACCCGGAAGCAACATCCGAAATCGACATGACGTGGATTGCCCAACGGATCGTGCGTCCCTTGGAGGACGCACGCAGCGATCCCCGGTACAAGCCATCCACTCGTAAAACGCTGTCGGCTGATGCCCGTGTCCTGTCCGGCTACGACCAAATCTTTGAGGATCAGCGAGAGTATTACACCCCTGATGATCGGGTGGTGCTCTGGGAGTTCTACGACCTGAGTCGCAACACGATGTGCGTGTTCGCTGAGAATGGTGAGGGTTTCCTGATTGACCCGGTTGCCATGCCGTATGCGTACGGGCAGCCGTTCGTGATGATCCGCAACTATGACGTTCCGGACCACTTCTACCCGTTGGGCGAGTTGGAACCCATCGAATCGTTGCAACTGGAGTTGGATAAGACCCGCACCCAGTTGATGAACGACCGTAAACGGTACGCCCGCAAGTACCTGTACCATGAGCGGTCCTTCGGCCCGGAGGGTCGGGAGGCGTTGGAGTCGGATGACGACTCGCGGATGGTTCCCGTCGTGGACGAGAACAAGCCGTTGAGCGAGGTGGTTATCCCGATGCCGCAGGTGCAGATCTCTCCGGAGATCTACCAGTACAGCGACATCATAGAGGCCGACATCATGCAGGTTTCGGGCGTATCCGAATACGCCCGGGGGGCGATGCCGGAGATTCGTCGTACCGCTACGGAGGCGTCGATTATTGCTGATGCCCAGAATGCGCGGGCTGCCGACAAGTTGGCGATCATTGAACTGTCTATTGCTGAGATTGGTCGCCGGGTCGTCCAGTTGATGCAGCAGTACATGACGGGGGATCAGATGGCTCGTGTTACGAAGCGGGGGGGCGGCAACCTGTGGGTGCCGTACACCCGGGAGGACATCATCGGGGAGTATGATTTCACGGTGGTGGCCGGTTCGACGCAGCCCATGAATGACACGATTCGTAAGCAGCAGGCGATCTCGTTGATGAACGCTGTGGCACCCTTGGTGGGTGCCGGGGTTATCGACCCGCAGGCTTTGGCTATCCACATTCTTCAGGACGGTTTCGGGATTGCTGACCCGGAACGGTTCATCAGTCAGCAGCCGCCGCTACCCCCGTCCGCAACGGGGTCCGCCGCGGCGGGCGCCCCAGAGGCGCCCCCGCCACCGACGGCTCCTCCCCCCGTCGATGGCGGTGCCAATCTTCCACCGGAGGGCGCATTTGCGCCCACCGGGGGGATACCACCAGAGTTGTTGATGCAACTCCAGAACCAGATGGGTATGGAGTTGCCGTCACTCTGATTATCTGATTATCTGATTATCTGATGGACTTTGTTACACGGTGTAACAAAGTGGTGTGGGACACCCATGCCACATATATTAGGAGCAACCTACGCGGACTCCTGAGGAGGCCAAGTGCCGGAAAACATGGATACACCAGAACCCGCTACGGCGGACACCCCGGTTGTTTCCACAGGAGGAGCGACGGAACCCGCCGACCACACCGTCAAGATTGACGGCGTGGAACAGCAGGTCAGCCTGAGCGAACTTCGTGACGGATACCAGCGACAGTCGGATTACACCCGTAAGACGCAGGAGTTGGCATCCGAACGTGAACGTCTACAACAGGCCGAAGCCATTGTGTCAGCGTTGGAGTCAGATCCAACGGGGACATTGACGGCTTTGGGGCAGGCTTTTGGCGTGGATACTCCAACACCCCAGCCACAGCAATCGTCTTACGACGAGTGGCAGGAGGGACCGGACCCCACCCAGCAGCGGCTCCAAAGTTTGGAGGCTCAGGTCGCAGCACAGGCGCGCACGCACAGACAGCAGGTGTTGGACAAAGAAGTTGGCGGTCTAAAGAACCGATACGGTGATTTTGATGAGAAGGCGCTGTTTCAACATGCGTTGACGAATCGGATCCCGAACTTGGAAGCGGCATACGCACACATGAACTTCGGCGAGATGTCTGCGACGGCTGAGAAACTTCAGCAGGAGCAGGCAATCATTGACGAGAAGCGCACCGGAGTTCCGGTGGCTGGTGGCAAGTCCACCCAGTCGGGCGCTGTGCAAGCGAATGTTTCTTCTGAGAAGGTTGGTTCTCTCCGTGAAGCCTTTGCCCTCGCCAAACAACAACACAGCACCTAAACCTCTGAAGGGGGTAACAGATTATGGCTGGCAACAGTTCATTTGACGCTATTCTCTCCACCACACTAAAGAACTACATCCCGAAACTGACTGATAACATCTTCAGCGCGCGGCCGTTGTTCTATGCTTTGACGAATGGGCAAACTATTCGTCGGGTCAGTGGTGGAACGAATATCGTAGTCCCGATTATTTACGGGACAAACAGTACGGCTGGTTCGTACAGTGGCACGGATACTATCGACATCACGGCTCAGACGGGCATTAGCGCGGCTGAGTACGACTGGGGACAGTATGCGGCCACGGTGACGATCAGCGGTATCGA